GTGGGTGACGGGCTCTTGTCGGCGCGATTGGTCTTCCTTCGGCTTGATGCTGAAGGAGAGGGCAGGAGCCTTGGCTGCTGCGCCCTCCTTGCGTTTCCAGGCGGATACCCAGTACTCGACGCCCTCGACATTGATCGAGCCCTTGAAGTCCGGGTGATTGTCCTCGCGCTTGTCGTCGTTCTTCCAGATCGCGCCGCGGTTTGTGTTGTCGTAGGTCATGCCGCTTCCTTGTTTCTGAGGTCTGCCATCAATTCCTCGCACTGCAGGCGGAAAGTATCCTGCCAATCCTCGGGGAGGATCTTGATGCGATCGACGTTGCCGGCGAGCCAGAGCTTGAAGGCTTCGCGCGATACCGCGGCCTCCCGGCTTTCCCGCTGAAGCTTGGTGTAGATGTCCTTGGCGTCCTTCTTCGGCAGCGTTGCCGGCTTCTCGTCCGCCTCGAACTCGGCCTCCGAGTAAAGGTAACTATGGGTGTTGAGCAGCTTGAGAATGCAGCGGTCTTTCCCGCGCTTCTCGGCCATCGCGTAGGGGTAGGCGTTCTTGTTGTTCTTCGGGGCAGCCTCGCCGATCGACCATTCAACCCGGTCGCCGAGCTTGCCAAAGACACAGATGGACACCACGCCGGCCGCGGAATCCGTCTCGATCATGGCGGGACGGTCCCAGGTAATGCCTGCCGCGGCGCCAGCGCGCTCAAGCGCCTTGTGCTTGATGCACCAGGAATTGCCGTGAACTTCCCAAATCTCATCGCTTGCGATGGAGTGCTTCTCCATGAAGTCGCGGATTTCCTTGGACGGGGGCTTACCCATTTTGCACCATCTTCAGTTTTCGGTTCATGTGGATCAGGATGTACTGCTCAAGGCCGGCGAGCTGGTTCTTTGCCCGCTCGATATCCTCAAGCTCTCTGTGGCCGAACTCGTCGCGGCGCCACGGCGAGCGTTTCCAGACCTCGACAAGATCGGTTGCGTTGTCGAGAATGCCGTGGGTCATGTTTCCAAGGTCGCTCATGCAGCCATCTCCTCACTGACTAAACGCAACTGGTCGTCGTACTCGTTACTGGTCGGGAAGCTGAAGAAGGCATCCAACAAGGATTCCATCTCCGGGCTCTTTCGGTTTGCCTGGAAGATCGAAAGCGCGGCGTCGCCAATCTGCTGACTGTTCATGGCAGGTACTCCGGCAAGTCCTTGATCTTCTCGTAGAAGGCCAAGGCTTCCTCTTTGGTCTTGTAAGTATCGACTCGTCGCCAATTGGGGCGCCATCCGCCGTCATCGAAGAACAGTGCATAGGGCACCGAAGAATAATCGTTGAAATCAATCTTGAAGCGGGGCCTTGCCATCGCCGTTACTCCGCAGCCTGAATGGAGCGAGCGCGATCAGCCCGCCATTGCGCAGCGTCATCGGGAGAGTAGGGTGTCCTGTAGCTGTCCATCAGAAGGAGAGCGGCAGCCTTGAACTCTTCCGTTCGATCGGCGCCGGTATCGACTTCGATAATGGATGACACCGTGAAGCGCTCGCCGGTCATCAGGTTTCCCCATTCACCGGCTGCGAGAGACTTGATGGTTTCCTCGCGGCCCATTTCCTTGAGGTCGCGCTCGGCGACGTAGGGCTCGCGGGTGCCGCAGATGACGATGAAAATAGAATTGCTCATGCTGTTTCCCCTTCGATGAAGGCGTTCTTGCCGGGTCCGAACTGGTGGTGATGACTGCGGTGATGACTGCGGCAGAGCCAGCGCACATCAAGTGGCGCGGCATAGTCGTCATGGTGCGCGTCAGTACGCTTTGTCCCGCAGACCTCGCAGGGCAAGCGCACTAGCTTCCCGGCTCTGAGCGCCTTCGCTACCGCGATCCAAGCCTTACCCTTCGGGAGGCTGGCGATAGCGCGCTCCTCGCGGATGCGGCAGCCCGCGCAAACCTGGCTAGTGTTCCACATCTCGCGATGGACATGGCAGCGGGGGCACTGTCTGATGGAAAAGCGGGGCATCGGTTTACCTGATCTGATGTCAGGATAGTTGCACAAGTCACAACCGATGTAAATAAGAAAGATGCGCAACTAGCAACTTTTTTATGAACAAATTTTCTGGAGTTTTTGTTACCTGCGGCGGCCGGCTGAATATCCGGCTTCGATGGACGTTAGCATCCTGTCCACCTCATCGTCAGGCAGGCCGCGGGTTATCTTCTGGAATCTGGTGAGGTCGGGGTCGGTAAAGATATCGACGAAATCGTCCGGGTCGTCTGTAACAGCAAAATATCGGCCGAGACGCTTTGCCCAAGCAAGGCTAGGGGTGGTTGGACGGTCTTCGTCCAGCCAGCGGGAGAGCTGGCCCTTGTCCACTCCGAGATCCTCGATCAGGTCGGCCCGCTGCTTGTTGGCGCGGTCCATGATCTTCGCAAGGTAATGGGGGCGCCGAGGCTGGCGGCCTGCGAATATTTCAGTCGGAGCGGATGGTTTCTGACGCTTTTTGTCCATGCCATCAGGTTGCTGATTCCTGCTTGATAAGTCGTTAGCGACTTGCACAACGATCCTCCTTGACGGGCGTTGTGAGTTGTGCAACTATACGGCCATGTCGTACCTTTACCCCTTGTTGGCCGAACGCGGTATCCGACCGATAGCGCTCGCGCGCAGTCTGCGCGTGAACAAAAGCACCGTCACCCGTTGGGATGAACACGGTGTCCCGCTTGTTCGCGTCTTTCAGGTCGAGAAGGAAACCGGGATACCGCGTGAAAAGCTGCGTCCCGATTTCTTCGTGGAGGCGATTCAATGAGCGAGCTGGCCGTCTCTCATGGAGTCGTCGAGCGTTTCCTGAACGATCTCGTTCATCACGACCAGATCCTTGTTGGCGACCAGCGCCATAAAGCACGGCACCAATCGGCCGTTGCGCTCTACCCAATGATAGACGCGGGTATTTCCGTTCTTCAGCTTCTCGGTTCGAATGTGTGTGATGACGAACTCGGGCAGCCCATAAAATTCTGCGGCGAAATCTTCTCCCGGCATTCCCAGCCCTCCGAATCAACAATCGCAACTGGGGATGAATCATGCGCGCTGTCCAATATTGAACACAAGACACAAGATTGCCGCGCCGAGAACTTTTTTGCCTCCGTAAAACCACTGGTTGTTCATCTTCGTTCATGTTCCAGCGAGGAACGCGCATGACAATTTTCTGGATTTGGATCGCAATCAACGCGGCATTCATCCTCTGGCGAGCTGTAGTCGCGGCGCAAAGGCCTGATGTCGCTCCCCGCCTTACCCTGGTGAGGGTGAAGTGACGCACTGGCGCGCAAGACATTCAGTTCTCCCCAACTCTGGCTCTCAGTCGGGCCAGCCTTCTATTCGTGAGTTCGAGCGCGGCTCTAGCGTGCTCTTCCTCCTCGTCGTGCTTCTCCCGATCGCCCTCGTTGGCGGTGTTTGCATCGGCTATGCGGCGTTCGTTCCGCAGTCGATTAAGTATGAGCAGCGCGTGGAAGCCGATCGTTTCAAAGGCCACTGAGCTTTCCATTTCCGTCCCCAGTAGGAGTTAGTTCGATGACTGCAACATCAGCGATCCAGAATGGATTTTGCAAACCGCCGCAGAACGTGGCTGGCGAAAGATTTCCCCAAGTTGGGGAAACAAACATTCGCGTCATCAGCAAAATCAACGAGATGTACAGCGAGGCTGCGGTGATTTTCGGTCGCTGGCTGGGGATCGCGGACAAGAGCGCCAAGCGTAAGCTCAACCTGGAGCGCGGCCTTAGCGTTGAAGAACTGGGCAAGCTGATCCGCGATGAGCGGGGGTTTGAGATCCTGCAGGCCGTCATGGGGGACGCCCGGCCGAAGTGGTGGCGTCTCATGCTCCCGCTGATGGATGCGGCCGAGGCTCGCGAGATGCAAATGGCTGCTCGCCGCCGTCTTAAACAGACAATCGAAAGCGCACTCGATGCCGACCAACATCTCACCGCCGCCATTCAACGCGCCGAAGCTCTTTCAGATCAGGACCACGTTAGCGTCCAGCTTGATGCGCTCCGCTCAATGGCTCGCGTACCTCATCGCGCCGTGGCTAAGGGGAAGTTGAAGCCCGAAGCCCATCTTGGCGTCGATCCGCCGAAATAAGCAGTAGCCGGCGCCTGCCATCACAAATCGCGCCGGCAGAACAAAGGGGCAGCATGCCAATTGATAGTTGGGATGATCAGCGCGTCGATGTGCTGACGAAGATGTGGGCCGAGGGACATTCGGCCACGCAAATTGCGCTTGCTTTGGGTTGTTCCCGCAGCGCGGTCATCGGGAAGGTATCCCGCCTGAAGCTCCCGCCGCCGGCTGAGAAGCTGCCGGTCATCATCGATCGAACCTATACCCGTATGCTTCCTGACGAGCGCCTGAAGCGGCTCAGGGCATACGAGAGGGTCTACAAGAAGGCGCGGCGCGATGCCGCCCGCCTATCGCTTGCGTCGAAGCGGGATGAGCGGAAGCGGCTGCTTGACCGCGGCGCGTCTCCCTATTCGCCGGCCTATCGGAAGCAGCTCCCCCCGTTGCCTGATATGACCAAGGGCGAGCTGCGCGCGATGCTGGCCCAGGCCATGCAGAATACGGCGGCGCTATGAATCCTATCGTAGCGCAAGTCTGCCAGCATCGCGCCATTCAGCCGGCGCAGTTCTTCAGTGAGCAAAAGGCGGCCGAGGTAGTCGCCGCCCGCTGCGATGCGATTCGCCGACTTAAAAACTCGGGCCTCAACGCTCCACAAATCGCCGACGCGACAAAGCTGCATGTCCAGACCGTCTATTACTGGCTGAGCCCCCGGCGTCGGGAGGTGATGCGCAAGAAAAGCGAGGACAGTTTCCGTCTCAGGCATATTGGCGGGAAAAGGCAAACGCCAGCACAGCGCCAGGAAATACTCGCCGCCTACCTGGAGGACCGCAGCAAGGGAACAGCTCTCGCATGTAGTCGCGGGCTCCATCCTCTGTACGCTTACAAACTGGCGTCTGCGATGGGCGTTCTTCCGAGGAAGGGCGAGCAATGAAGCGCCCAGAGCAAGCCATTCATCAGGCCGTCGTCGCGCATCTCAACCTGCGCGCCGAGCCGATGGTGTTGGAGATCAATTAAATGGCACCATCGCGCGGATTTAGAGGCTCGCTGGCCGAAAGGTTTGAACGAAAAACAATACCGGAACCCAATAGCGGGTGCCTGCTCTGGCTCGGAGCGGTGCGGACCCATGGTTATGGGAAGATTCTGGACGGCGACAAACTGGAAAATGCCACGCACGTTGCGATGAAGCTGGCCGGCAAGCCAGTTCCCGCGGGCGCTGATGTTCTGCATCGCTGCGATAACCCTTACTGCGTCGAGGTCGGCCACCTTTTTATTGGCGATGCCAAAGCCAACGTCGCCGACATGATGGCAAAGGGTAGGCACAATTTCTCCGGTCTGCCGCTGGGATTTGGTGCGCGATGGCGGTGAGGAGACCGGAACAAGCGATTCATATCGCCGTCTGCAACCATCTGCGTTTGCGGTCAGAGCCAAACGTATTTTGGTTTCATGTCCCGAACGAGGGCAAGCGCGGCTGGGTCAACGCTGCGCATCTCAAGGCCATGGGGATGACAGCCGGCGTGCCTGATCTGCTCATTCTGAAAGCCGGTCAGTTGCATGCTCTGGAATTGAAGGCTCCTGGCGGGCGCCTTACGCCCTCTCAGCGGGGTGTCATTCAAAGGATGATCGAGTGCGGGGCGCAAGCTGCGGTCGCGCATTCGATTGATGAGGCGTTAGTGACCCTCGAATTTTGGGGAATCCTCAAGCGTAACGTTGCGTCTGCGTCATCCGAAACACAGCAGGGGAATGACAATGGAAACCGGACACAACGGACAGCTTAAGGCGATTGTCGAACGGATCGAGTCCGTCAATGAGCAGATCAAAGAGCTTAGCGACGACCGCAGCGAGATATTCGTGGAAGCCAAGAGCAACGGCTTCGATACTAAGGTGCTACGCAAGATAATCGCTTTGCGGAAGCTTAGTTCCGAAGATCGCGCCCAGCAGGACGCTATTCTCGAAACTTATAAGCAAGCTCTCGGGATGCTCGCTTGAAGCCGGCCGGCAATCCTTGGATGAAGTTCTATCCGGCGGATTGGAGATCGGATGCAGAATTGCGTCTGTGCTCCATCGGCGCGCGGGGGCTTTGGGCCGAGATGATGTGCCTGATGCACGCGGCAGAAAAGTACGGCTCGCTGCTCGTCAACGGCAAGCGCATCGACAAGAGGCAGCTTGCCGGGCTGGCTGGTATTTCTGAAAAAGACTGCTCCATTTTGCTTCTCGAACTGGAAACAAATGGTGTTTTTAGTAGGGACGAAGATGGAACGATCTATTCGCGGCGAATGCGGCGCGACCACGCTAAGGCTCTCAAAGATAAAGAGAACGGCAAGGGCGGCGGTAACCCCACCCTTAAGGCGGGGGTTAACCCCCCGGTTAACGGGGGGGATAAAGCCCAGAAGCTAGAAGCCAGAAGCCAGAGTCCAGAGAAGAAAGAAACGCGCGAAGTCGCGCTCTCGTCTGATTTCGAGTTCGAGGATTTCTGGAACCTTTGGCCGAACAAGGTCGGCAAGCCCGCTGCCCTGAAAGCGTTCGTTGGTGCCAGAAAGCGTGCCGGCCTCGATGCGATCGTGGAGGGGGTGTTCGCGTATATCCGCAACAAGCCCCCCGACCGGCCCTGGTTGAATCCCGCAACTTTCCTCAATCAAAACCGCTGGGAAGACCAGCCAGCTCAGGTAGCCGACAATGCAAAACCGCAAAACGGAATCATTCAAGCCGCTGACGATCTCCGTCGAAAACTTGCCAGCTTCGATGGCCCGTCAAGAGCAGTTGACGAGCTACGCAGCGGAGAGGGCGAGGCTGCTCCTCGGCTGCTATCGCACGGGTGATGCGAACGATCCGGAGACCTACGTCGCGGCGATCACGGCCATTCTGGCACGCTATCCCGAAAACATAATCACCGAGGTCACCCACCCGGCGACCGGCTTGCCGAAGAAGAAGGGTTGGCTGCCGACCGTCAAGGAGGTGTTCGACGCCTGCGAGGCGGCCATTGAGTTCTCTGCCAATCATGAGGCCAGGCTAAAGCGCATCCAAGAGCAGATGGAGGCGCGGGAGCGGGAAGACCGCGGCGAGAAGCCAACGCTGCAGCAATTGAGGGATAAATACGGCCCGAACTGGGGCATCAGCCCGCCGTCAAATTTCAAGACGCCCGAAGATAAGGCCGAGGAAAGCGCGAAAGCCATGGAACGTGAACAGGCGAGGGTGCGGGCAGAATATGAGCACCACGGACTGACGCCGCCGTCGAAGTTTGCTTTGAGCATGACCGCGCGAAGGCTCATGGCCGAACAGGACGAATTGCGACAGGCGGCCGAGTAACCGCGTCCAACTGAACAGCATCACGGGGCATCACAGTGGCAAGAGCCAAACGCAGACAGCCGAACGACCTGAAGAATATTCACGATCGGCGAGCCACCGAATCCAATCGGGGCATTGAGAACCATCTTACGCCGAAAGAAGTAGACGATCCTTACGAGGTCGGCGGGAAAATTATTGTGATGCGGTCAACCCGAGACGATCCATTGGCGGACCTTCACGCGCGCCACATGATCGATGAAGCGCAATATCAATCGGGCCGGGCGTTTCAGAACGACTTTGAAACTGCGGAGAGGGGGCCTAGAGCGATTGATTTCACTCGGGAGGCCGTGGATGGCGGGGTAATGCCTGAGCCTATCACGGAGGCCCAGAGGGCGGCTGCGAGGCAACTGGCTATCGTGTATCGGGCGCTCGGCCAGGATGGCTCGGCAATTGTTCATGGCGTTCTGGTTCACAATCGAACGCGGAAGCAGGTTGCGGAATCCCGTGGATTGGTCGGCAAGCGCTGGGAGGAATACTACGGGATGCGGTTTCGGGAATGTCTCGATTGTCTAGCGCTGGTTTACGGTTTTTCGATGGAGAAGCGGAATGGGTAATCAATACGCCGCGGTAGCTCTGCTTACCATGATTGTCAGCTTTGTCTGGTTTGCTCACCTAGAGGGCGAGCTCCGCAAGGATTATGTCAAGGCGGGCTACATCATAATTGACAAGGCGGCGTATCGCCTCGTGCCCGTTGAGAAGTAATACCCATACCGGGTGGGGGGTACTTGACACCGGGGGCAAATCGTGTCATTTCTCCCATCGTCGCAAGAATTGTAACCCGCCCGGAGAAATCCGCGGCGGGTTTTCTATGCTGGGCGTTGTATCGCGCAACGTTAAAATAATGGAGACAATCCGGACCCAGCGCCAGTTCGGGCACCTCTCAAGCAAACCGATCGCGCTGCATCCCCCTGCCACGGCCGCTTTACGTGCCGAGAGCGCTGACATGCTGAGATGGTGCCCGAAACCCTTTTTCATGAAAGGTGAACGTTTTTCATGACCGCAGAGATCATCCAGTTTGTGCCCCGTCCGAATCCAGATCGCGAACGCAAGTTAGCGGAGGAAGCGGCGAAGATCCTGAATCCGTTTGTAGAAACGGCGGGGTACACGGAATCCGGCATCGATGGGCTGTGGAAAGACACTGATCCGGCCTGATGTGCTGTCCCGGGATTTCTTTCACCAACTCGAAGACGAACTAACCCGCGCTCGCTACGAGATAGACGAGGCATTTCAAATGACCCAAGAGCTTCGGATGGGCAAAGATATTGTCCAGCCGATCGGAGAAAAGCCAATGGCAAATTCATTGAAGGCGCAGGGCCTTCCGGGGAAGTTGGCCAAGTTTATGCATGGCGTAGAGTTTGACGCCGGCAAGCTGTCAGATCGTATCGATGGACTGGAGACCCGCAAGGGTGCTGCCTTTTCCAAGGCAGCCGAGCGTCTGGACGCTACTGAAGCAAATATTGGCGAGGTTGAGCAGTTCGTGACGGACCTCGAAAAAGCAACGAACGGTGAAGCATGAGCTTTGCAGCCGATGACTTCGAAGCGATCCGCAGGCGCGAGGAAGAAATCAAGGCCGAGCGTAATTTAATCCTGACTGGCAGCGCGACCGAGCCTGAGTCAAAAAAGACCGAGGGTTGGTCGATGTACGGAACGATCGGCTATGACTACGACCCAGCTTAAATCACTCGCGCATCCAGAGTGGCCCTATGCCGGGACCGTGCATGAATGGCGCGGGTTTGTGAAAGACGAAAGCAAAGACAAGCCGGTTAGAGCTGAGAGCGCGATCTACCAGAAGCAGAATTTCGGGCCAGAACTGAAATAGCAAGATTTTGATATGAAAGCGAAAAAGACGATACTTGCCCCGAAAGTGGGTCAGCCCCCCGTTAGACAGATAGCGAAGCTGAATATTGCCGCCTCTGCGCGGCGTCACAGCGAAAAAGCCATCCAGAGATTAGCAGAAGCGCTCGATGATACCGACGTGAAGGTTCGGATCGATGCTGCTGTGCGGTTATTGGACCGCGGACATGGAAAACCAACCCAGACAATCGAAAGAGGCGAACGATCGCCGGATCTGATGGACGATGCTGAACTTCTCGACGCCATCCGTCAAGCCGCTCTTGGAGACATGGGCGAAGCGGGAGCGGATTCGAAAGTCACTCACTGAGTGGTGCCGGCACTGTGGTTTTGAGCCTGCTGCACATCACGCGCTGCTTATTGATGCGCTGGAAGCGGTAGAGCGGGGAGACATCCCCAGGCTGGCTGTATTCATGCCGCCGGGCTCTGCCAAGTCAACATACGCGAGCAAGCTGTTTCCGCCGTGGCTGATGCAGAGGCAGCCCAGGGCGAATATCCTTGCGGCGTCGCACACAACCGAATTGGCTGAGAAGTGGGGCCGTTGGGTCAGGAACATCGTCAATGAGCATTCGACCGTCCTCGGGGTCAGGCCGTCATCTGACAGCCAAGCGGCTGGGAGATGGTCCACTGCTACCGGCGCCGAGTATTACGCTGCGGGTGTTGGTACTGGCATCGCTGGTTTCCGTGCCAAGTTTGGCCTTATCGACGATCCTATTCGATCTCGCCAAGATGCCGACAGCGAGCTTATACGCGAGCGCATTTGGGATTGGTACATTAACGACTTTCGTACTCGCCTTGTGCCTGGAGCTGCGGAGATTCTAATCCAGACCCGTTGGCATGAGGATGACCTCGCCGGCCGGGCTCTCAACCATTCGAAATGGCATGTGATTTCGCTTCCAGCCATCTGCGAGAGCAAGGACGACCTACTAGGCCGCAAGGTTGGCGAGCCGCTTTGGAATGACGATCAATATGGATATGGCGGTCAACTCTTGGATATAGCCAAGAACACCCCAGCCAGAACGTGGTCAGCGCTTTACCAGCAGCGGCCAGCGCCCGAAGACGGCGACTACTTCAAGGCCGAATGGCTCAGGCCCTACACGGCCAAGCCGCCAGTTGAGACGATGCGGGTTTACGGCGCGTCCGACTATGCGGTTACGGCGGATGGCGGCGACTACACGGTGCACGGAGTTATCGGGCTAGACCCGGATGACCGGCCGTGGCTGTTGGATCTATGGCGCGGGCAGGCCGACTCCGCGACGTGGATCGATGCCTGGTGCGACATGGTGCAAGAATGGAAGCCCATGGAGTGGGGCGAGGAGATGGGCCAGATACGGGCCGCTGTTGGCCCATTCATCGAGCGCCGGGCAAAAGAGCGGGGCGCATTCGTATATCGGCGGCAGATCCCGTCAAAGCATGACAAGGCAGTTCGGGCGCAGTCAATCCGCGGCCTGATGGCCATGCGGGGGCTGATGGTCCCCGTTAACGCGCCTTGGTATCCGGCGTTTCGCGCGGAGCTATTGAGCTTCCCGGCCGGCAAGCACGATGACCAGGTGGACTTCTTGAGCTTGGTTGGGCAGCTCTTAGACACGGCGTTTGCCGGTCGCATTGAACAGGACGACGACGAAGATGATCGCTCACAGCAGCGCGGCCGGTCCAGCGTGACGGGATATTGATGGCCTACGGTCAAGCTACCGAGCGCAAGAAAGCCCCGGCCCTCGAAAAGGTGCTCGCCAAGCTCGTTGCCTATGAAGCCTCGCCCAACATCGCCCAGGATCTGCTTGATGCCGACGAAGACGCCGGCAAGGAGCAGCTAGACAAGATCGGCCACGAAGTCGAGCGCAAGTACAAGATCGACAAGGACTCCCGCTCCGAATGGGAGGAGGGCTCCGAACGCGCTATGAACATTGCGCTGCAGGTCCGCAAGCCCAAGAACTACCCATTCGATGGTGCGGCGAACATCAAATATCCCCTTGTCACGGTTGCTGCGCTGCAGTTCGGGGCGAGGGCGTATCCTGCGATCATTGACGGCTCTCGCATCGTCAAGGGCCAGGTCGTCGGCAACGACTCGGGCGTACCGATCAAGGACGACAACGGCGATCCGAAGGTAGACCCGCTGAGCGGAGAGCCCTTGTGGCTCAAGAAGCCGGGCGAGAAGCGCGCCAAGGCGGACCGTGTTTCAAGGCATATGTCCTACCAGCTCCTCAATGAAATGGAGGAGTGGGAAGAAGAGATGGACGTGCTGCTGCACCATCTCCCGATCGTGGGCTGTGCCTTCAAGAAGGTGTACCGCTCCGAGACGCTGGCGCGAAACAAGTCAGACCTCGTGCCGGCTATCCACCTTGTGGTGAACAACAAGGTTCGCAGCCTCGATGAGGCGCCGGCTGTCACGCATGAGGTGTTCCTCTACCCGCAGGACATTGAAGAGCGCAGGCTCAGCGGCACGTTCCTGGATATTGACTTGCCCGGCCCCGCAACCGACGGGCAGGACAACGACGAAGATGCTCCGCATATGTTCCTGGAGCAGCATCGGTTCATTGACCTCGACGAGGACGGCTACAAAGAGCCGTATATCGTCACAGTGCACAAGGATTCGTGCCAGGTCGTTCGCATTGTCGCCAACTTCCGCATGGATGCGGTCAAGGACAACGGCAAGAAGATCGTCCGCATTCCGAAGGACCAGTATTTCGTCAAGTACAGCTTTATCCCTGATCCGAAGGGCGGGTTCTACGATATCGGGTTTGGCCGGCTGCTCGAAAGCCTTGGCGAGACTATCGATACCACGATTAACCAGATGCTCGATGCTGGCCACCTACAGAACGCTGGAGGCGGATTTATCGGCACTGGTATCCGCCTCAAGAAGGGTGGACAGATCAAGGTCTCGCCAGGCCGGTTTGAGCAGGTAGAGACTAGCGGCAAGCTCGGCGACCAGATCCACATGCACCAGTTCCAGGGGCCATCCCCTGTGCTGTTCAACCTGCTGGGCATGATGATCGATGCTGCCAAGGACATCACGGCCGTCAAGGACATCCTGACGGGCGACACTGAGGGCAAGGTCCAGACCGCCACGACCACGCTGGCGATGATTGAGCAGGGCCTGAAGGTCTTCACGGCGATCTACAAGCGGATTTATCGGGCGCTGAAGGACGAGTTCAAGCTGCTGTTTGAGCTGAACGCTCGTCACATTGACGAGAAGGAATACTATACCTTCAACGACGAGCAGGAAGTCGTTGAGGCGTCGGATTATGATCTGGCCTCGATGGATGTGTGCCCGGTTGCTGACCCCAAGATGGTCACGGACATGCAGCGCATGGCACATGCACAGTTGCTGATGCAGATCGCCGAACATCCCGCCTTTGGTCCATTACAGAACGCTACAGAGGCTCTACGGCGCATTTATGAAGCGGCTGGCACGGAAGAGCCGGACAAGCTGATCGTCAAGCAGCAAGGCCCGAGCGAGGGCGAGAAGCTGCAGCTGGAAGAGATCAAGTCCAAGGCCGTCAAGAACATGGCGAGCGCCGAAAAGGACGCGGCCGAGACCGAGAAGACCAAAATTGAGACGTCGCTGCTGCCGAGACAGGCTGACGCTGACGTGACCGATACGCTTGCTGGCGCTCAGAAGACGATGCTGGAGACCGCGATGGCCCCGGCTGACAGGCTGA